GTCGATGTTGAACTTTCTAAAGAAGGTTGGACACCAACTGACCCAGATTATTGGGATGAACTCGATAACCGCTTGCAAAAGTATTTACCCCATCGTTACAATGGGGCATCTGACGGCAATTCTGCTGTTCGTAAACCGAGGAATGTAGTGGGCAGTTCTGGACGTGAAGCTTCTGCTGCGTATGGTGGTACTAACCGCAATCAATTCACGCTGTCACCTGAACGGGTGAAGGCGATGAAAGAGATTGGGGCTTGGGACAACCCTGAGCGCAAAAAGAAGATGATCGCCGAATTCATTCGATATGACCGCCAAGGCGGTAACCGCTAATTACTTGGAGAACAAACATGACAGAATCACGCCTAAAGAAATCCCTCAGTGCTGGTGGCCGCAATGATCGCGCAAGCGAGGACGCAAGCCGCGAAGCACCCGAGAATAAGTTCGCTTCAACACAGGAACGTCGCAAGATGTGGAGTGAGGAGTGGACGCAATCAGCGCTTCCGAAATTACCTAACCTAGATGGCTGGCACTTGTGCTGGCTTTCGACAACCAACAGCTACGACTCCATTGATAAGCGGATTCGCCAAGGGTACGTTCCAGTTAAGTCTGAAGAGTTCCCCGGCTTTGAGAATTATCGAGTGAAGTCAGGTGAGCATGTTGGCTACATTTCATGCAACGAAATGTTGCTGTTTAAATTGCCGATGGACATCTATCAGGACATCATGTTGTATCAACATCATGAGAAGCCCCGCGAGGAGGAGGAGAAAATCCGAGTCCAACAGGAGCAACTGCAAGGTGCGGCACGAGACAGCCGAGGTCGTTCTTTGGTGTCAGTCGAGGGTGAGGGTTTTGGTGGTTTTGATCAACAGCCAAGCAAAATGCCGGTATTTTCCGGCTAACCCAAGGAGTTTAATATGAGTGCAACCTCTGCTCCGTTCGGCTTGCGCCCCGCGTTCCACCCCTCCGGTTTGGATCGCGCTCAAGCGCTTGCTGGCGGTATCACCTCTGGCTACTCGACCGCTATTCTTAAAGGTCAACCAGTAGCCTATTCCGCCTCCGCTGGCGTCATCGTTCCTATCACCGCTAACAGCACCCAAGCCACTTGGTCTGGCGCTTTTGCTGGTGTGGAATGGACTGATTCCACTGGTCGTCGTCGTGTGTCCAACTATTGGCCCGCAAACACCGCGTACATCACCGGTTCTTGCGTTGCTTATTTCTACAACGATCAAAACATCGTTTATGAAATTCAAGCTGATGGCTCGATGGCTCAAACCACTATCGGTAATGAGTACCTGTTCACCAACGTGACTGCTGGCTCGACCACTACTGGCCTGTCGCAAGCTACCTTGGGTGCTTCGACCGCTGTCGGTAATGCTCAACCCGGTCAAATGCGCGTCGTTGATCTGGCCCCCTATGTGGACAATGCGTGGGGTGATTCCTACACCGTCGTCCGTGTCGTTAACTCAGCTTCGCAGTTCTTCGGTACTGTGAACGCCATTGCATAAAGGGAGCTAAATCATGGCAGCACCAATGCGCAGTACGGACTTCCGTTCGATTGTTGAACCTATTCTTAACGAATGCTTCGACGGAGTCTATGATCAACGTGCCGACGAATGGAGCCGTGTGTTCCGTGAAGAAGACGGCATTCCCCGTAACTACCACGAAGAACCCGTCTTGTACGGTTTCGGCGCCGCACCTCAGTTGCCTGACGGTACGCCCGTGACCTATCAACAAGGTGGCGTCCTGTTCCTGCAACGCTATGTGTACAAAGTGTATGGCTTGGCCTTCGCTTTGACCAAAGTGTTGGTGGAAGACGGCGATCACATTCGTATCGGTCAAGTTTATGCACGTCACTTGGCACAATCTTTGGTGGAAACCAAAGAACTGTTGTCTGCTAACGTGTTGAACACCGCTTTCAACAGTGCCTATGTTGGCGGCGACGGCGTGTCTTTGATCAACACCGCTCACCCCATCGTGAACGGTACTTTCAGCAACCAATTGTCGACCGCCGCTGTGTTGTCGCAAACTTCGCTGGAACAAATGTTGATTCAAGTTCGTCAAGCTGTTGACAACAACCAAAAGAAAATTCGTTTGGTTCCTCGTCAACTGGTTGTCGCTCCCGGCAACATCTTCCAAGCTGAAGTTCTGTTGAAGTCGGTTCTCCGCACCGGCAACGCCAACAACGACATCAACCCCGTGAAATCCATCGGGTTGCTGGACGAAGGCGCTGCTGTGTTGAGCCGTTTGACCAGTTCGACCGCATGGTGGGTTCAGACCGATGCTCCCGAAGGCATGAAGCTTTTGATGCGCCGTCGTCTGGAGAAGACCATGGAAGGTGACTTCGAAACTGACTCGATGCGCTACAAGGCCACCGAGCGTTACACCGTGGGTTGGACTGACCCACGCGCCATGTACGGTACTCCCGGCATGTAAGCAACAAGGGGAGGCGAAATCCTCCCCTTTTTTTTAAACATCGGTCAAGCTTTTCAAGGAGAAGACCATGCCTTTATTTTCTGACGACCTTTTCTTGGGCGCTGGCGCGACGTACATGGGTACGGGCAATCAGTCTGCCACTGCTGTTATTTCCGCCACCATCTCCGGCACCACCATGACGGTTGTTCAAAACCTGTCTGGCGATGCTCTGGTTGTGGGCCAGTACATCACTGGTTCGAGCGTGACTGCAAACAGCTACATCACTGCCAATCTGGGCAATAACCAATACACCCTGTCGCAATCGTCTACTGTTGGCTCTGCCACCACGATGTATGCCGCTGGTAATGCATTGTTGGGCGACCCTGCTCCTATGTCTTTGGGTGTTGGGCCTCTGGGCCGTGTGTACGTTTGGGACACCATTCCTCAAACCCTGCAAAGCGCAAACATTGCCGCTTCGCAAACCGCTTCGGCTTCCGGCAATCTGACGCTGACCGCTGGCACTTCCGCAACCTCGGTTGTGAAGTCCAATGGCACGACTGTGATTCAACTGGATGTGCCTCGCGCACTGACCGTGAACTGCTCGACGACTGCTCGTGCATTCACCGTGTCTGGCTATGACTACTACGGTCAAGCCATGACTGAAGTGATCACCGTTGCCACCGCTGGCACCGCTGTGACTGGTAACAAAGCGTTCTACCAAATTGCCAGCGTGTCTATTGCCGGTTCTGCAACCGCTTGCGTGGTCGGTACTTCTGACTACTTGGGCTTGCCAGTTCGTGCAATTGATGCCGGTTATGTGGTCAGCGTTGGCTGGGCTAACACTTTGGCTCGTGATGCTGGCACTTTCACTGCTGCTGCTACTGCAACGGCTACCAGCACCACCGGTGACGTGCGTGGCACCTACAAGCCTTCCAGCGCCTCCAATGGCTCTAATCGCTTGGTGATGGCCATCGCTGTGCCTGCAATCGCTGTTGGCCCCAATTCCACTGCTACTGGCGCACTCGGCGTCACCCAAGCCTAATAGGAGGCGATCATGGCTACAAAAAACGCTGGCGGCTTTAGCCAAATGCCAAAAATGATGACTGACGAACCGTCGGTCATTCTGAAACTCAAGAAGGGTGGCAAGGTTTCTCACAAGAAACACGAGCACCATGAAGAGCATGGCCACCACAGCATGCACCATGCTGCTTCCAAGCACCATGAAGGCATGCACGGCCACGCTGAACATGGTCACGCCCCCAAGAAGCCTTCCATGGCCGAACGCCGCAAAGCAATGAACCCCAACTTCATGAAGAAGGGTGGCATGGCTCACAAGGCTGATGGTGGCATGATGCCTATGGGTGCTGCTCCTATGGGCGCTCCTATGGCCTCTCCAATGGCCGCTATGGGCCAAGCCAAACTGGCTCAGATGGCTCCTGCTATTCGTGCTGCCCGTGCTATGCAAGTCCGTAAGGCCTTGACTGGCATGAAGAAGGGTGGCCACGCCGGTATGGAAAAACATATTGAGAAGCTGGAAAAAGAACTGCATCACCACGAAGCCATGAAAGATTCGTCACACGGTGGCAAGGCTCACGCCAAGCACGGTGGCAAGATTCATCACAAGGCCAAGGGCGGTGAAATGTTGGGCAAGAAGCTTGACGAGTTTGAAACCAAAACCACGATTGAGCATGACGAAAAACCTTTCGTTAAGACCAAAGTGGTTGACGGCAACAAGCGCGACAAGGCCCACGGCACTGGCGAGATCAAAGAGAAGAATGCTGGCGGTTACAAACGTGGTGGCAAAGTCCATCACAAAGCAACTGGCGGCGATATTCCTGCTGATACCGACAAGAAGCGCAACCCCGGCAAAATTGAGATGCACGGCACTATCGAAGGCAATGAACATGACTTCGAAAACACCGAGATGCACGAAGCTGAACACGACAGCGCTCATGGCACTGGTGGCGTTCGTATGAACAACGCTGGCGGCTATCGTCACGGCGGCAAGGCTCACCACAAGATGCACCACAAGGCAACTGGTGGCGCTATTGAAGGCAACGAAATGAAGTTCGCCATCAACAACGTGGACGGCACTCCCAAGGGCAAGACCAACACCAAAACTGGTGAAGTTAAAGAAGCCAATGCTGGTGGCTACAAGCGTGGAGGGCATGCCACAAAAAAAGCCTACGCTACGGGGGGGAATGTTAACGATCAAGGCAAGGCAGAAAAAATGCCTCGTCACTTCGTTAGCCGCCCCGTAGCTAACAGCCTGCAATCTGGTACTTTTAAAAAGGGTGGCAAGGTGCATCACTTCGATGATGGTGGTCGCATGGCCACTCCTCAAGCGGTGAATGACCCTGCTCCAGTTAGTTCTAGCCGACCAACAAGTTCTGCTGGTACACGACTGGCCACGCCACAGGCTGTCAATGATCCTGCTCCAGTGTCTCGCCCAAGTGCTCAAAAGGCATCACAAGGCAAGAAACGAGGCGGTCGCGCTTGTTAAACAGCGGGGGCTTCGGCCCCTGCTTCTTTGAGGAATTATCATGAGTAATGGAATCGTTGCATCAGTAACTCGTGCAGGTGCTTATGAACCATTTGATTTGCAAGTTGCTCGTGGCCAAATCTTGGGCCACACAACCGTCAGCATCTTTGGCTATCAAGCATCGGTCGGTACAACTTCTATCCCAGTTTGGGAAAATGCAAGCACATACACTTACCCCACCTCAGCGACCACGCTGACGATGGTGAGTAGTTCTGCTTCAGACAATACATCGGCATCGGTTTTGATCAGTGGCCTTGACGCCAACTTCAACCCGTTGTCTGAAACCTTGTTCTTGAACGGCACAACTGCTGTGACGACTGTCAACAGCTATTTCCGTATTAACAACTTGACCTTGGCCAGCGCAGGCACCAGCCAAAGCACCAACGTGGGCACGATTACTCTGAAGCAAAGCACCAACACGCTGGCTCAGATCAACCCCGGCATTGGTCGTTCGCAAAGCACCGTGTACACCGTGCCTGCTGGTTACACTTTCTTCTTGGATTGGGTTGAAGTCAACACATCGAACTCCTACACCGGCAGCATCACTGTGACCTACAAGGTGCAAGCTGGCGACAACGTGTCTGGCGTGACCCGAAACGTGTTGCAACAGCCTTTTGTGTCGCTCTACAGTGCTAACCGGATTGCTGATCCGTATGCTTATTCACAAAAGACTGATATCCAATGGCAGTTGTCAACGAGTTCCAGCACAGTTGCTGCTGGCGTTATCGTGATTGGCAAGCTGATCCAAAACAATAACACCCTAACCGTGTCTGGAGGTTAATCATGCCTTTGATCAAATCGAAATCCAAAAAAGCCTTTGAACACAACATTAAGGCTGAGATGGGAATTACTCAGTAAAACCATGGCAGATATGTTTGGCGTGTTCAATCGAATGACAGTTTGGACAAAGAACTTCCAAGTTCTCCATGCTGTTATTCGACCTATTGCGGTCTTTGTGATGAACGCCAAGAATTTGTGCGTTTTGATCAAAACCGCATCTTTGGCAAGAATTCAACAAACCTCTCCGTTTCATATTTTTTCTGACAGTGCTGAAATCACCTTTCCAATTTTCAATTGCAGATTTGTTGATACAAGCACGAGAACAATATTTTCTTTTTTTAGATGGAGCAGAAAGAAATCTTGTTTTGCAATGAAGGCAGGTGTACTCAAAAGTTCCTTTATCTTTCATTGCTGTGTGATAGCAATTTGGGCTACAGTATTTTGCTTTGTTTGCCCTGCTTGCAATGTGCTCAAAAACCGTATTGCAAACTTCACAAGTTGTTTTTTGAACGGTTCTAGCAGACAATGCCATACAACTTCTTCCGCAGAACAAAGCAGTGTCTTTTCTGTATTCAGGAACAAAAAATTGTTTGCTGCAATGTTGGCAAAATTTTTCGTATTTCACTCTGGAGCGTGTTATGCCACTCATAAATAGTCCTTCCAAAAAAGCGTTTGAGAAAAACATACGCACAGAGATTGTACAAGGAAAAAAACCTGTTAAGCAGGCCGTGGCCATCGCCTACAGCGAGAAACGCCACGCCAAAAAAGCACATGGCGGCAAGGTTTCGACCTGCCACGAAAACCCCATGTGCAAGGGTGGCTGGTAATGGCCAAGCCGGGGCTTTACGCCAACATCCACGCAAAGCAGGAGCGCATCGCTCACGGTTCTGGTGAGAAGATGCGTAAACCCGGCTCTAAGGGTGCGCCCACGGCTGCTGCGTTCAAAGAGTCAGCGAAGACCGTCAAGAAAAAAGAAGGCGGTGTATCGCTGGCTGTTGGCCGCGGAGAGAAGTTGCCTGTCTCCAAGGGTGCTGGCCTGACCGAAAAAGGTCGTGCCAAGTACAACCGTGAGACTGGCTCACATTTAAAGGCTCCACAGCCTCAAGGCGGCTCCCGAAAAGACTCGTTTTGTGCCAGAATGAGTGGTGTTGTAGAACACTCAAAGGGCGATGCCGAACGTGCAAAAGCATCCCTAAAACGCTGGAAATGCCCCGGCTGGTAAAGGAACAAACATGTCCGATCTGAAGTCAATGATCAAGGCCGTGGCTGAGGCGCATAACGCCAAGAATCCCGGCCGCCGCATTTCAATTACCGACCCCATGACTCGTGAACAGTCAGAAGAGCGTCAGGAAAAGCGCCGTCAACAAGAGGCTGTTGAGGCCAAAGAACGCGCCAAGAAAGATGCGGCTGACTTGCCCAACCTTGAAAAGCGTCATGCAGAAATGGCCAAAACTTACGAAGGCGGTAAGAATTATCGTTACGCCGACCGTGAGCAGAATTTGTCTGACTATGAGCGCAAGGCTCGTGACATTGAACCAGAAATGAACAAGCTGGGTGCTCGTATCAGTGCGGCCAAGGCTGGTGGATACAAGCAAGGCGGCAAGATTGACTTGAAGCATTGCAAGATCAGCACCGTTGAGAAAAGCCACAAGCACAAAGACTGGTGAGGTAACCAATGGCTTACAGCGGAACAGTAGGACAAACGGTCGTTACGACCCAACAAATGATCGACCAAGGCGCCCGGATGTCGGGCAAATTGGCCGAAGAGTTGACTGTTGAGCAAATTCAGGCCTCTAAACAGGCCTTGTACTACGTTCTGAGCAATTTGATCAATCAAGGCATCAACTATTGGGCGATTGACAAGGTGGTTTACGGCTTCAACGCTGATCAATTTGAGTATCTGCTACCTGTGGGTGGTAATGACGTTTTAAACGCGCTGTATCGCCGTTTAAACCGCCCTACGCCTGCCCAATACGGCGGATACTTCGGCTCATCCGGTGTTGTTGGCCTTGCGTTTGACAACAATGTGCTGACTGCCGACACCCAGACATCGCCAAACGGCTACATTGGCATCAACTACGGTAGCAACAATTCAATTTATGCGGGTTCGATTGGTATCTTGCCTGCCACTTCTGGCCAGTTCCACATTTATTTGGAATGGTCGAATGACGGCGCCACATGGAATCTGCTGGAAGACACTGGCGTGACCACATGGGTCAGCGGCCAGTGGCTTTGGTACGACATTGACCCCGGCGTGACATGCCAGTATTACCGTATGCGTGAAACTGGTGGCAATACTTTGAGCGTGGCTGAGTTTTTTGTGGGCAACAACTCCACAGAAATCACGATGGCACGTTTGAACCGTGATGATTACACGAACTTGCCCAACAAGAACTTCACGGCCAACCAGCCGTATCAGTTCTGGCTGAACCGCACGATCCCTCAAGCCAAGATCACGCTGTGGCCAACGCCAAGTGACCCATTTGAGCAGATGGTGGTGTGGTATTCACGCCAGATCATGGATGTGGGTGATTTGTCTGGCCAGATTGAGATTCCTCAGTACGCCCAAATGGCCATTCAGACCATGTTGGCGCACCAAATGTCGATGCTCTTGCCCGGTGTGGATGTGCCTCGTATTCAATATCTTGAGACACAAGCTGAGAAGCTGTTCATCATGATGGAGAATGAGAACCGCGACCGTTCGCCCATATATCTTTCACCTAATATTTTGCCGTATACACGGTAATGGAGGCGGCCTATTCCACGCTTCCTTGACACTACTGGCAACGCATCAATTGCCGTGTTCGTGTGCGACCGTTGTCGTTTCAAAAGACCCATCATTGAAGCCATGCCCGATCCCAATTTTCCGGGCCTCAAAGTGTGCCAACAAGGGTGTGCGGATGAAAAAGACCCATACCGTCTTCCCGCTAGGAAAACTGAGCGGATCACTCTACAATACCCACGTCCAGACGTTAGTGTGGCGGTTGATCCGAATGACATCGTGACTGTGCCATACGGCGGTGAAGTCTTGAGCACTGAGCAAAGCGGTCAAACGCCATCACAGGACGGGAATCAACAAATTATTGGATTGCAACCCTGATATGGCACAAGTTTCGATCACCGAACTCCCACAGGCGCAGGCACTACAAGGCACTGAGTCTGTCCCAATTGTCCAAAATGGGGTGACAGTACAAACCACCACCGGTGCTATTTCTGGCGCCGGTGCGTTGAACTATCCATTTTTGACTGTTGGCGGTACGTCTGGCCTCACTCAAGCACGGTATTTGACAACTGGTTCTGGTTTGTCTTTGTCTGACGGTGGCGCAGGCAGCACTTTGCAAATCAATCTGACTGGCGCTGCTCAGTCTTTAGACGGCGCATCCAACGGATTGATCGTCAAGACCGGCCCTACAACGGTCAGCAATACCGCAATTGCGGTTGGCACAGGCTTGACTATTGCCAACGCCGATGGCACGGCTGGCAACCCTACAGTGGGTTTGAACGCCACCTTACAAAACTTTGCCAGCACGTCCGGCACGGGCATTCTGTCGATCAACGGCACATCCGTGGGCGTGTTTACGCTTCAAGGCACATCCAGCCAGATTGCTGTGACCAACGGCAACGCTTCAGGCGGCTCCCCAACGGTTGGATTGGCATCAAACCCCACCTTGCCGGGTAATTCATTCGTTCAACTGCCCTCGGGCACGACTTCGCAGCGCGGCTCACCCGCTTACGGCGCCTTCCGATATAACACCGACATCGCCAGCTTGGAGGCTTACACGTCTTCTGGATGGGGTGCTGTGGTGTCTGGCTCAGGCGTTACGACATTCAGCGGTGGAACGACAGGCCTGACCCCTGCAACACCCACCGCGGGCGGTATTGTCCTCGGCGGAACCCTGAGTGCAGGTAGCGGCGGAACGGGCGCATCCAGTTTAACTGGATACGTTTATGGCAACGGAACTGGGGTAATGACTGCCTCAACCACCGTTCCCACCACGGCATTGTCTGGCACGGTCACGAATGCTCAGTTGGCCAACAGTTCGATCACAATTAACGGAAACTTGGTCAGCTTGGGCGGGTCAACTACCATTAGCGCCGCTACTACAAGCCCATTGACAATTAGCACCGGTTTGTCTGGCGGTTCGTTCAATGGATCAACTCCAGTGACGATTGCGCTTGCCAATACGGCTGTGACGGCCGGATCTTACGGTTCAGCTTCTGTTGTTCCGACCTTTACAGTAAACGCCCAAGGTCAACTGACAACCGCGGCAAATGCAACGATTAGCATTCCTGCCTCGGCAATCAACTCTGCAATCCAAAACAGCGGTCTACAAAACAGTTCAATTACCATCAACGGCAACACAGTCAGCCTTGGCGGTTCAACAACTGTTACGGCCAGCACCACGTCGACTTTGACGATTGGCACTGGATTGTCTGGAACATCGTTCAATGGCTCTGCACCCGTCACGATTGCTATTTCCAGTACTGGTGTGAGCGCAGGAACGTATGGATCTGCCACATCAATCCCGACTTTGACGGTCAATGCACAAGGGCAGATCACGTCGATCAGCACCAATGCGCTGAATTCACCCGCCTATCAAGGCACATGGAACGCATCAACGAACACGCCGACACTGACATCAAGCGTGGGCACGAACAACAACTACTACATCGTGTCAACTGCCGGTACGACAACATTGAACGGCATCTCGCTGTGGTCGGTCGGTGACTGGGCAATCTTTAACGGAACTACCAACGCATGGGAAAAGGTTCTGGGC